AAAAAATGGCCGGGTTCCGTTACGCGGTCATCCGGAACCCGGCCTGTGCCATTGAAGCGTTCTACAAGCCAAGCTTGGAGAGCAAAAGCTTACGAGAACGACCTCAACAACAACGACACACATATTAGCGATCACACTGCCACGCAAGCTTTTAAGTCCGGTTCATCATCTGCTGACGTAGGAGATCGGCCAACGCCGATGTGTGGCCCCACGCACCCAATCCTTTCGTCTCCCGCACCCGCTTGTTGAAGCCCTCCATCATCGCAGTCCGCCGCTCGATCGCCGCAGCTTCATCCACCGCTCTCCTCGCCATCAACTCTGCATGCAGCGCCTCGAATCTTTCGCCCATCTCCCGCCGTTCTTCCTCTGTTCGCATCCGCGGCAGACGAGCCGCCAGCACACGATCGATCTGATTCCGCTCATCGTAGAACGGCCCAGCCATCAAGCGGCATTCGGCGATCAGCTCCGCTGGCGTCGGAGCGAAGGTCACGCTCTGACCCTCCACCTCATTGCAATTGTACCGCTGGCAGGCTTTCGCAACGATCGCAGCAGGCACATGACCTGCCAGCACCGTCACATAGCCAGCGATGATCTTCTGCGCCTCCTGCTGCGTCACCTTCCGGTCAGAACGGAACATCATCAGCATGGACGCTACCGATTCCGCGATCCATGCATGGTCGCGGTGCTGGTTCGCCTTCAGCCCACGATCCAGCATCTGCCGACGCACCGCCAGCATCCGCCGATCGTCCGCATCAGGTATCCGGTCCGAGATAATGTCCCAGCCGCGACGGTTCTCAGTGATCCCGTTCACGAGCCATGCCAGCCGGTCCGAAAAGGCTCGGCTCGGCGGCGTCAGTATCGTCTCCACGCTTGTCAGGTCTTGCGCCATTGCGCGCCCTCAAATCATCGAACACCGCAACGTAACCGTTGCGTGTTGCATCGACAACGCGCTTGGATGCATCCCGCCGCATCCAGCCCACCAGCGTCATGTCCCAATCCGCCTTGCGCGCCACCGCCCGGTTCGCATTGGCCACCGCCCAGTCCCTCATGCTGGCGATACACCGCCCGATCTCCGTCTCGGTCAGACCGAACGACAGTCCCTTCTCGATCGTCGCAGCTTTCGGTTTCCAGTCGTTCCGCAGCCGCATTCCCTTCTGCTTGTCTCCCGCGGCCTCCGACACAATATCAAGCACCCTCAACAGAACATCTCCAGGCAGTCCCAACTCTTTCAGCTTCCGTATCGTGTCCTGCGTGATCATCCTTTGCTCTCCGACGTTAGGACGATAGCGGCTTGCGTGGTTTCACCGGTTATGCCTCCTGACACGGGGAGACCGGAACCAGCCTTGACCGGCCTTACACCGGCGCCCGTTGCCGCCGCGGCTGCGGGTGAGGCTTCTCCCCGTACTACTCGACGCCGCTGATTGCATTCTCCTGCAGGTAATCCTCGATCGCCTGCTGGATGTGACGAGCCAGATACTCGGCATGTTCGCGGTAAACCCGCATATCATTCGACAACTCACTCGGCAGGAAATGCTCGGCAAGCTGGTAGCATAGCCTGTCGTATTTCTTGACCAATGTCATTGGTTCACCTCTTACAGATACAAGTTGATCGGCCAGGTAACCCCACTTGCGCCACGCATGAAGAACAGTCGTGTGATCCTTGCCAAAGATTCGCCCGATGCTCGGCAGGCTCATCCGATCATGACGCACACGGCACGCCAGGGCCATCGCAACACCACGCACGTGCACAAGAGGATGGCGGCGGTCCGATCCTATGAGCTGCCCGATCGTGAACGGCGTCACAGCCGCAAACGACCGCAGCACCGCATGCGTGGTGAATGTCTTGGTGCCACAAATCCCGAGCCACCTCACCGCCAGCCACAACGCCATCAGCGGATCGGTCGACTGAACGCTTGACGGCTCCACGATCGGAGGCCGCAAGATCAGCTCGGGCCAGCTCTGCTCGGCGGGCGATTCCGGCCCCTCGAGGAACGGCTCGGGTTCCGGCTGCGGCTTGACCTTCATCGTCGGCCACGGCCGTGCCATTGGTTTCTCCGACCAGCGGGTGCCCTCAAGCCGCCGCCGTATCACCGCGTATCTCTGGATCAGCTTGCGCTGGAACGAATGCTCTCCAAGACTCATGTCGCTCTCCATCACACTTGACTGATCTCCTCGTAACATTCCACCCAATCCGGAGCTTCCAGCCTTTTGCGAACGTCGAGCGCCCAGGCATAGGCTGACGCCGTGTATGAGCCCGGATTGAATTGGTACGCCAGCTTCGCTTCGGCGATCATTGTCCGAACCGATCGAGCCAGTCCGTCAACATTTTCTGGTCTCATTTCATTTCTCCCATAGCCCGCAGCCCGCAATGCCCGGCGGCGGCCCGCCATGCGGTTGGGGCACTCGGATAAGCGTATAGCTCAGGATGCCCTTTGTACCCCGTCTCCCATACTGTCGTGGGCTAGAACCACGTCTAAGCACAGGTAGACCGACAGCGGGGGCCAGCCGCCGCGCTGCTCGTCAGGTGAGCAACCCCAATCCTTGCCTTTTATTGTCCTGAGTTGTCAGCATACCGCCGAGCCGGATTTGCCGCGCCGCGGGCCCCCTTTCGGGGAGAGAAGCGCGCCTCCGTCACCGGAATGAGGCCGGTACCCCTGCAAAGCCTATTGCAAAAGCCAAATCGAGCGGATATTTTTGGGGGGTGAGTGGCCCTTGTTTTGGACCCCCCAGTTCCGACCGACAGGGCCTTGCTGGCGCCGATCCGGAGCAACACGGGTCGGCGCTTCTCTTTTGCGCCAAGTCAGCTCGATCGGTCCTACAGGTACGCGCCGGGCTGGTCGGTGCAATTTGGCAGACGGGGTGACGCCCGTGGCCTACGTCATGTCACGAGACTGACGCATTCGCCGAGCCTATGTCAACGGGCCGCGGTCAGACAATCCAAAAAACTTTCCCACCTCAACCGCTTGTGCCGTACGCGAGCGCACGGACACCACCGCTTGTGTCAGGGACGTTGACCGATCGGGCCGACCTATTCTGCGCGGCTGTTTGGCGTCAGGTTTTGTCATGACATACCTCACATGGACCAATTGTCTCGAATGAGATTCGAGTCTGTCCGCTTGGTTCCCATTCAATGCCACGCACAAATCCCCTTCCATGACAGCATGGGCAAATCAAATGCCGACGTTGTGATTGCTGTTGCGTAATCTTCCACGCACCAGCAACAAGCTGGAAGCGGTATAAACAGATCTTAAGAGCATCATTTTTTGATAGAACGAAGCTTTCGATTGTCCCCATTTTCAGGCCGTCTTGCTCCTCCCAAAACTGGAGAGAGCCGCCATGCCACACATGCACCGGATTATGTTCAGCTAGCCATCTACGCAAGCTCTCAACTGAGAACAGGAAGATGTCGTCCTCCTTGCCACACATGATGCGCCTGCGGTTGCACCAGATACCACTACGAAACCACTCGCTTTGACAGTTCGTTCTTTCGGCGATCTCGATATGCAAACGGGTAAACGATTTTTGTAGGTGCTTGAAATCATCACCATCGAATGTGTCGCCGATTTCTATCTGATCGCGTTTTTCTATTGTGGGATGCGGGTTCTCGTGCAGCATATGCCGCAAAAGATATAAACACAGGTTTTCAAATGACGCTCCATCCGAAGCGCCATCTGGACGGTCCGGATATCGGTTCATTCTGCAGCCTCTGGCATCTCAGCAACATGACCGTATACGTCCCAACCATCACGTCGATCACGAGCGAACATTTCCAGCCGACGGCCATGAGTGTAGATCGTCTCAATGATGTCATAAAACTCTACAGGTTTTGAGCTGTGTTTTCCACGCTCGATGCTTTGAACACTGTCGAATAGCTGCTGTTTGTCAGGCTGACATGCGCCGCGAGTACATACGAGAAGGAACTCATGGCGCACAGAGTTATAATGCCCCATGTTGTGCTTGATCTTGTCCCACACGAAGGAGGCTTTGTACTCGAAGCCCCATGCCCGGATTACAGCAAAAGCCTTTTCCAGGATTGGTGACGTCACCCATAAAAACAGGACCGCATTATCTTCCACCCAATCCTCGACAGGTAGAGCGCAAATGTCTTCGACCGGCATCACCGCGTAATGATCGCGCTGTTCAGTCTGGTAATCAGGCTGAGCGTGCGCTCCGTAATCCCATGGCGGGTCAGCATAAACAACGCGGTACTTGGTCCTTGGCTCATCCGTGACACCTTCGGCCACCGATTCTGCGGCAACAGCAGCGCGGGATTCCTTCCGGCCACCAGTCTTTGAAGGTCTCGAAGAACCTTTGGATAAATTATCCACTTTTTTGGATAAATTATCCACTTTTTCCAGCTTTCTGATTATTCCTCCAATCGTACCGTGAGTCCACCCAGTGTGAACAGCGATCTCTCTTTGAGACAATCCCTTATTGTACAAGTGACGCACCACTGTCGGGAGATCAGCCCTAACCACCCGCTTTCGCACCTCATGAGCAATCTGGTTCTGCTCGTCGTCTGTGATTTCGGCTAGATCGACATATTCCTGTGTCAATTCCTTCGTGGCACCGAGGAAATTAGCAAGAAGCTTGACAGATTTTCTCATTATGCCCTCCTGTTTGTTCCAAGCAACCCCATATCAATCCCGAAGCTAGCGGCTCAGCCCTGGGAACAAAAAGATCAAACCGCGAAGAGCTATTCTGCCGCCTGTTCATGCACCTCATTGCCCCACGCGTCCCATCCGGGTCGAGGTGGACCGCGCCGATTCAATTCGATCTTCGGAAGGTTTGGAAAGTATTGTTCGATCAATTCGAGGAACTGCACCGGCTTCGCTGAGTGTTCTTTGCGGGCAATCGTGAAGACCGAAGGAAACTGTTCACCCATAGCCGGAGCAGGAATGTCGCCCTGAGTGCCAACAAGGAGGAGTTCGTGGCGGTTACGAAACCAGTAACCGGTTCCGATGTGCACCTTGTCCCACACAGCCTGAGACTTGTACGTGAAGCCCCATGCCTCCATGACGCGAAAGGCATCGCGTAGCATTGGCGCCGTCGCCCACAAGAACAGCACGCAGTCACTAGCAGCGATCGACGGTACGTCGCGGGCCGCAATCACCTCAGTGACGTTTGTGACGTAATGGTTATCCGCGGCGCGATCCATTCCGGTCTCGCGGCTGTACGGCTCGAACCGCCATTCGGGGTCTGCTACGATCACGCCGTAGCGCTTGTTCGGCAACGCCACTTGTTTGCTGCTGAGTTCAAGCTCCCGCTTAGCACGGCGCTCAGCCTTGGTGGTCCGTTTTGGACCGCTTTTGTTACTCTTTGGACCAGTATCGCGCATGACGGTTTGATGCGACACGCCGAGCGCCTTCGCTGCCTGGCGCTTGCTTATGCCAGCGTCGATAAGCTGTTTAGCTTTCTCGGCGCGGGCCTCAATCGTCCAGCGAAGTTGCTCTGCGGTCGTATGCCCGCCCTCAATGCCCCAGCCGACGAGGTCACGAACACCGGTCAGCAGCTTGCCTGCGATGTTCGTGAATTGATCGTCAGTGCCTTTTGATCGTTTCATTTTCAGACCGATCGGTGAAGTGTCATTATGCCCTCCTGTTTGTTCCAAGCATTCCCAGCTCGAGGCCGAAGTTGCGGCTCAGCCCTGGGAAGTCATTCGCGATCGTATAAAGCCGGATCGCGATCGCGTCCGCCTCATCATGGTCCCGTGCGTCGAAGCCATACAAGCGCACGGCCGCCACGACGTCATGTTTTTTTGCCCGTCCGCTCCCGGCGATGAATTTCCGCACCGCCGAGACGTTGGCCTCCCGCACCGTCACCTTGCGCAGGGCACAGACCAATTCCGTGTGGTACGCCAGGCCGTAGAGCTTGCGCAGCGTGATCACGTTCGCGATCCGAGGCATGACCGGGCTTTCGAACACCACGTCGGTCACGCCCCGCTCGAGGATTTCGGTCAGCCATACCTCGAAGGCGACCGCGCTCCGCCCGAGCTCCATCCCGGTATGCGGAAGCTGGTGCGTGCCGAACTTGAATGACCGGTCATTGACCGGACCCAGCGTGAAGCCGATCCGCGTCGCCAGGTCCAGCGTCAGCAGCATCAGGCCCGCAAGGCCGTCACGTTGCCAGCCGCCTCGTCCTCGGTCTCGGCCTGGATCGCCTTTCGTGCCCGAGCCTTCCGCTCGGCCGGTGGCTCGACATCCGGCGAGGCCTCCATCTTCTGTGCCAGACCGAGGTACTCGAAGTAGGCTTCGAAATGGACCCAGTAGTCGAGCAGGCTCACGGCGTCCATTTTCTCCAGCCGCCGGATGTCCTTGTATGCCCTGCGGTGAAGGTTCTTTTGCGCCTCGGCCTTGACGATGACGTCGCTGATCAGCCCTCGGCTCTTGGCGATCTCCGCCTCCAGCCCCGCCACCCGGCGGGTCAGCTTTTTCAGGTCCTCGGCCCCGATGATCCGCGCCTCGGTCGTTGGTCCCTTTTCAACTCGTTTTGCCATGGCTTTCCCCGTAGGTTTGATGCGGTTGCCCTCGCGCTGGCTGGTAGGCAATCCTGCAATGGAAAGCGCAGTACGGGAAGCCGAAAGCGGACATTCTCCCACAGAACAGGTGACCATTTCGCCTATCGTAGGCCACCGGAAATCGGCATGAAGTCCCGGTCAGGTCAATCAGCGAGATCGGCTTGCCCGGCTTTACCGGCTTCGGGCGCTTCGGCTTTGCGACAGGCAAGACCGGTCCGAACACCCGAGACGGTGTACTCGACTTCTGCCGCTTCATGATCGGCGAGTGCGTCCCGCTCTTTCGTCGCGTCAGGTTCAGCCGCCGCGACTTGCCGATCACCGCATTGCGGGTGGTCCCGCACACCGTAGCGATCTCGGCAGCAGAGGAACCATCCTCCCACATCTCGGTGAGAGTTTTTACCTGATCGTCGGTCCAGTCCATGTCGCTCTCCATTATTGATGACGAATCGTCACCTTCTCATGCCCCGTCAAAATTCTGCTAATGTTTTCTTTGCTCGATCTTTCGCTTATGATCGCCACTTCGTTTGGAGAGCAACGCCATGCCACTAAAAACGGCCACCGCGCCGTTCCCGGTCATTCCGTGGAACGGCAAGCGCATCGTCAAGCCCGGCCTGTTCAGCGGGATTCCGATCGACGCCTACCATCAGCCCGATCTGTGCGGGAGCAGCAAAGCCGTCGAGCCCGCCATCAGCTCGGGAGGCTTGCGCACCATCTTCGGCAAGTCGCTCAAGCATTATTGGGCAACGTCCCCTTACAATCCCGAGGCCGATGTCGAGGACGAGGAAAGCGAGGCCCTGATCATGGGCCGCGCCGCCCATCACCTCATATTCGGCGAGAAGCGCTTCTCCGAATCGTTCGCGCTTGCACCTCAACGCCTCGGCGGCGAGCCATGGAGCGGCCGTCGCAATGCCTGCAAAGAGTGGGTAGCTGCTCGGCGAGCCGAAGGCATGACCGTCATCACTCAAGCTCAGGCCGATGGCATCAAAGGCATGGCCGCTTCCCTGCTCGAGGAACCGCTGGTCAAGGCTGGCATCCTAGATGGTCTCATCGAGCATTCGCTCATCTGGAAGGACGCCATCACCGGCATATGGCTCAAGGCTAGACCAGATGCCGTGCCGAGTAGCAGTCTCGATCTTGTTGATCTCAAAACGACCAGCAGCGTCATGCAGAACGATCTGCAGCGCACCATCCATGATCACGGTTATTACCAGCAAGGCGCACTCATCGCCGAGGCCTGCCGCAATGTTCTCAAGAAACCGCTCAACAGTTTCACTCTCGTGTTCGTGGAAAAGAAAAAGCCGTGGTGCGTCGAGATCGTCACCCTCAAGCCTCATGAGATCGAACGAGGCATCGCTGCAAACAAAATCGCACTCGCCCGTTTCGCCAAAGCGATGCAGGACGGAAAATGGTTCGGCCCCAACATGGGACGCACTGATGCTGCTTTTATCGAGCTAGCACCTTGGGCCGGAACACGGCTTGACGAACAAATCGAAGCTGAACTGGGAACGGATTGGAGGAAAACACTTGGTTGAGGGCGTGGCATGGCGTGGACGGGCCTAGCGAGGCTGGGAGTGGACCGGCGAGGCAGGCAAGGCCCAGCGTGGCAAGGCTCGGCACGACTCGGCAAAGCTCGGCAAAGCTCGGCATGGCAGGCTCAGCGAGGAATGGCGTGAGGGGCGCTGCATGACGCGCATGGCGAGGCAAGGCAGGCGCGGAGTGGCTTGGCGCGGCGAAGCCGGGTCGGGTGAGGCACGGCAGGCATGGCAATGCCTGACAAGGCGGAGCGGGGCGTGGCGGCGCAAGACACGGCCAGGCTGGGCCGGGTGAAGGCAAGGCAGGCACGGCGAGGTGAGGCGAGGCGCGGCCTGGCGAGGCTTGGCGCGGCAGGGCAAGGCAGGCATGGCTCGGCGCGTCAGGTCAGGGACGGGCACAGCATGGCGTGGTGAGGCAAGGCAAGGCAGGCCTGGCAGGGAAAGGCACGGCGGAGCAAGGCGAGGCAAGGCAGGCTTTAGCGACCAAACAAACAACAGGAGAGCAGGATGACTGATATGCAGATCACCAGGATCGAGGACAAAATCGACAAGGAAGCAGCCGGTTCGATCACCCTCTACTCCGGCGGCATTGCGGTCTCTCAAATGAGAGACCTGATGGAACTCGCAAAAATGATGGCGATCGCTGGCGAGGCTATTCCACCTCACTTGCGCGGCAAGCCCGGAACCTGTCTTGCTGTTTGTATTCAGGCTCACGAGTGGCGGATGTCACCTTTTCCTGTCGCCAACAAGACCTATGTGGTCAACGACCGCTTGCAGTACGAATCGCAGCTTGTTCATGCTCTCATTGAGGCGCGAGCGCCGATCAAGGAGCGCCTGCATGTCGATTATGAGGGCGAGGGTTTGGAACGCCGCTGCATTGTTTGGACCACACTCAAGGGCGAGAGCGCTCCACGTGTATTCAAATCGGAGACGCTCAGGAAGCTCATGCCTCCCATGGGTGAAAAGGGCCGCAAGGGTTCTCCGCTCTGGGACAAGAAGCCGGACGTCCAATTATTCTACAATGCCAGCCGCGATTGGTGCCGCATCTACTGTCCCGATATCCTCCTCGGCATCTACACTCCCGATGAGGTCGATGAGACGCCGATCCCGGTCGATGACGGACCGTCCTCACCCAATCTGATGCAGCGTCTGCCAGGCAAGATCGAGGGTGTCGGCCGGGCCGTCGAGAACGTCACCGATGGCCTCAACGGCGAAGATGCCTTCTCGACAAGCATCCGCCGCAACAAGACCGATCCGCTCCGTAAGTACCTTCCCAAGCGGCCGCCACTCCGCTCCAAGGGCAAGTGGACAGAGTACCGTGATCTGGCCTCGGCGGCTCTCGAACAGCTCGGACCGGATGCTCCGCAAGCTCTCGTTCAGGCGCTCACCGAGGAATATCAGGCCGCCGTTGGAATCGTCGGCGCCCCGAAAGGCACCGCAGACGACGGCCCACAACAGGCCCAGGACCAGGAGAATCCTGAGCCCGCACCCGATGACCCCGACGAGCCCGATTCCAGCCCTGAGCCGCCTGAGCCCCGGCAAAAGGCACCTCGCGAGCCATTGCCCCATCCGACCCGCGTTCCCGATATCCCAGAATACCTACGCCAGGAGCTTAGCGCCATGACCGATCCAGCCGCCATCGATGCCCGCTGGACCGAGGAATGGGCGCCCTTGTTCGCCCGCATGCGAGCCATGAAACGGGAGGTCGCCACCTTTCAGACCATCGTCGCCAACCGGATCGCGCAGTTATCATGACCCGCCTCTATCGACCGCATATCCCCGTTGTCGTCCGCTGCCGCGTCGCACTGCGCCAGCTAGGCGAGCTATGGCAGACCGGCATTCTCCTTGAGAACCGCAACAATCTCGGCAAGCTCCTCGATGAGAGCCTTGTCGAGCTCGCCGCGCTGATCGGCTGCAAGCGCAACGACCTTCAGCTCGACCATGATCCGCCGCTTGCGGTTCGCAAAATCAGTTATCGAAACAATGGTCATCTGATCTACGAGCCGGACGCCAACGATCCCGAGTATCTGATCTATCGCGAGAAACGCGCTCACCAAATCAAAACCAATGTTCGCGGCGACGGCGCTCAATATCCTGATCGTGTTTTGATCAAACGCGAGCGCCGCCGCCGCGAGCCTCCCAGGGCCAAGCTTAAACGCAAGTGGCCGTCCCGGCCGTTACGCAGCAGACCGCGACTATGAACAAGCCATCGTTCCCCAAACTTGACCGCCTTCGCGCTATGCGCGAGGCCGAGTTTGCAAAACGACCGACACCCAAAGCGCCGGTCGCCAAGCTCCGTACCACCATCGACGCCATTCCGGCGTCAAAAAAGCGAAAGACAAGGAGGAAATGGAAATGACTGAGACGACACCGGAGAGCAACGGCTCAGCCACCACCACCGATGTTGCCGCCAATGACATCGATGAGCGGGACGCCAGTCAGATTGCGTACGCCGCCGAGGAAAGCGCATTCCCTATCGACCAGCTATTCAACACCATCCTTGAGCGGCTAGAAGTCCTCAAGAACAAAATCGCCAATCTTGAGCAACAGGTCAGCCTCAAGCGGGAGGCCCACCGTACTGCAACCAAGGAGGCGGCTATGTTCGCTCACTCGGCGATAGGCCACCTGCGAAACCTTGATGTCACTGTTAATGTCATTTCAGGCGTTGCTGATGTCTCGCCAGTTGCTCAAGCCCCAGCACCTCCAAAACCCGAGCCGGAGCCCGAGCCCCAGCCAAATCCCGAAGTGCAGCAAATAACATATCCAGAACCGGGCGTCAGCGTCGTCAGCAGCGGAACTGGAATCGGAGGTGGCGACGCACAGGACGCCCCTGAGTTCCTTCGCCGCGTCACACAAGGACGAAAGCGCGTTCAGCCCATTGCCATCCTCGTCCTCGCCGCAGGTCTCATCGCCGGAATGATCACACTGTGGCCAACACAAACGACGGCCAGGAGCGCAAGGTCCTACGAAGGCGATTACTGTCAGACTGCTCATTGTGAGCGCATCAAGGTCCGCCACCGCAGTCGCCACCGCTACCATGACGACCCGCCAGCGAAGAAACAAGCCGCCGCCGAGATCAACGTCAATCCGTATGGCGATCCGTCATGGTGGCAACCTATCATGATCGGTCGGATCGAGCATGCGTTCGAAGCTATCGCCGAGCGCGATCATTAGGCAAGGCAGGCTAGGGCGCCACCGCGATATGGTTAGGCATGGCGGGGCATGGCGCGGCAAGGCACGGCAAGGCAGGCTCGGCTCGGCAGGCAAGGTATCTGATGAAAAGACCGAAGTTCACGACAACATCAAATAACCATGTGCCTTGCGGTGCTTGTCCACTTTGGTCTGAACATCGGCAATGGGACGGCAGCGCCGTCCTGTTGCAGAAGACAAACCTCGACCGCGAAGGCCGCGAGGTCCAATCGGTCGACGAGCGCGGCAATCCAATCTTCCGCCGCGATCTCAACGGCGATCCAATTCGCATCGGGTGGTGTGTTGCCAAGCTCCCGGTCGTCATCAAGGCCGAGCCGGGAAATACCGGACCATGGCCCACCACCATGAGCCATTGGTGGTGCGAGTCACCCGAGAAGCATGCGGCCCTGAGCAAGGCAGGCATGTCCGGGCAAGGCACAAAGGTGAACACATGACCAAGGTCTATATGGGAAAGGACTATCACAATCCAACCAAGGATGAGATGCGTCAGGTCGAGGAGATCACGATACAGGTCTGCCAGCTCCTCCACGGCAGGCATCCAAATGTCCAGGGCGGCGTTCTCATGGACCTGCTGTCCATGTGGCTTGCAGGTCACGCCCCGGCGTTGCGCGGTGATGTCCTCCGACTGCACGTCGATGGCGCGCTCAAGCTTGTGCCGATAAACGAGCAGGTCCTGATGGACCGCATCAAAACAGAGGGAGTCGTGACGTCAGATCAGGTTCGTGACTGGGCAGCGGAGCCTGGAACAGACAACACATAGGAGAGCAGCATGGAAGTGAAGTGTCTTGAAATCCGCGATCACAATACCTTCTGCCCGGTCATCTGCATCCGGCCGGTCCCCTGTAACGAGCATCAGCGGTACCTTCTCCGCCGCGATGGTTACTCGGGCAATGATGACGAGTCCTGCATCATCCTGATCCAGACGCAGTGTCGCGGCGTGGCGTACGATCCCTATGATTGGCCAGGAGACCCGAGGACGTACCGGGTGGCGCACAATTACATCCGCGACTATTGGCGAGCCCTTAACGATGGTGACGTTATCGACGTTGAGTTCATCCTCGGCGAGTCAGCAGCCAAGAAAATCAGCGAGTCCGTCAGCGTCAGTTTGTAGCCGACCGTTGTTGTTGCAACAGACTTGATTTTCGTTCTACCATTCGCTTGCTCGACAAAGCACTTCTGCTTGCTATCCCCTACAATCCGCCTGGCGTGATAGGTGGCCCCGGTCTTTCTGTCGAGCGGCCGGGGCCACTGCCGGGCACAGCTCGACAGGAAATCAACATGTCAAAGAAGGAAAAGGAGGCGGCCACCAGCCGCGTTGGCCAGCAATTGCATGGCGACACCAAGGTCGACCTTGCAAGCCTGCTCTCCCAGACCAAGACCCCGTTCACGGAGTTCGATGTCTGGCTGATCGGCAATACGCCGCTCATCGTTCATGCCTGGTCGGAGAAGGCCCGCAAGGAAATGCTCTCCAAGCAGGTCAAGGCCGTCAAGGCGCAGGGCAAGGACGCACGCGATCCCAAGCAGGATTTCGTCGACTCGCTCTACTCGCTCGATGACGGCACCTATGGGTTCCCCGTCACCGGCGTCAAGAACTGTATTCTCTCTGCCGCCCACAAGGACAAGGGCATCCCACGCGATACCGTCATGCGGTCGCTTTGGCTCAATGCCCAGATGGTCCGCATCCGGCCCGCAATGGCTGGAGCCGTCTGCGATATGCCTCTCGTCCGCATCTATGGCACCGAGCCGGAGATGCGCGAGGACATGGTCAAGATCGGAGCCGGTCTGACCAAGACGGCCAATCTCGCCTACCGTGCTCAGTTCACCATCTGGGGGCTCAACGTCACCGGCCGTTATAACTCCTCGGTCCTTTCCGCCGAGAAGATCGGATTCCTGATCCAGGAGTCCGGCATGGCGGCCGGTCTCGGCGAGTGGCGCAACGAGCGCAAGGGCATGTTCGGCCAGTTCCACATTGCAGACCCGGAGGAACAGGTCGAGTGGAACAACTACCGGGATGGCAAGGGGCCGATGCCGGTTCCCGAGGCCTACCAGACGCCGGTCGCGGCTGAATAAGCCGCGAGGGGACCGCCGCCGCCTCTGCCCCTTTCCCAACGGTGGCGGTCCCCACCTTTTCAAATCACAGGAGAGCAGCATGATCAGATATTGTTTCAAGGATCAGCCCGTCACCATCAAGAATGTCAAGGACGCTGATCCGCAGGCAATCGGCGAGGCCATCTCCGAGCTTGTCCAGAAGTACGATGGCAAGATCGTCAAGGACGAGGCGATCGACGAATGCCGCCGCAGGAGCCATCCACTCAATAAACATTTCGAGTGGAACGACAAGAAGGCTGGTGTCCTCTATCGCCGCGACCAGATGCGCGAGCTTGCTCGCTGTGTCCGTATCGTCAACGAGGATGCTGGACCTCCCGAGATCGCATTCGTCTCGATCTACGGTCCGCCCGGTGGCCACGCCTATCACCGCATGGACGAAGTCATCGACTCCACCGATCTGCAGCTCGGAATCCTGCGGAGCGCGCAGCGCGATCTCAATGGCTGGCTCAAGCGGTACAACAGTATCACCGCAGTTTGTGATCTGGTTCACGCCGCCACCGAGCAGCTTGAGAAGCTGATCCGCAAAGCAGACCGGCGCGGGTCACCGCCGAAGTATGATGGCGATGGATCTCGTCCGACCGCATGATTGTCTCGATCGCACTGGCCATGGCGGTGGGCATCTTCCTGATGCTTGCCGCCATTGCGTTGCAACACCAAGGATAGGGCACGGCAGGCGCAGCAAGGCCGGTCCTGGCGGAGCACGGCACGGCCTGGCCTAGCGAGGCGAGGCTAGGCGAGGCAGGCCGGGCTTGGCGAGGCGTGGCTCGGCGCGGCAAGGCAAGGCACGTGGTAGCAGGGCAAGGCGAGGCAGGCCGGGCTCGGCCGGTCTGCGCTAGGCTGGGCGCGGCGCGGCAACGGCTCGGCTAGGCTCAGCAAGGCGAGGCAGGCAGGGCTAGGCAAGGCTCGGCAAGGCTGGTCGGTATCCAGCGCGGCTTGGCGCGACTTGTAAGGCAGGCATGGCTCGTCGCGGGTGGGCGTATCTGCGCAGGGTTAGGCATTGCTGGGCAAGGCAGGCTCTGCGGGGCAGGGCGAGGCTGGGCACGGCCGCGTGCGGCGCAGCTCGGTCAGGAACGGCAGGCCGGGCACGGCCTTTCCCAGCGGGGCCGACAGGGCGCGGCAAGGCAACGGAGGCAAGGCAGGCTGGGAGGCGCACGGCAGGTCAAGGCAGGGCTCGGCCAGTCGAGCAAGGCAGGCGAGGCGAAGCTGGTCGTGGCACGGCAAGACATGGCAGAGCCCGGAAGTGCTAGGCAAGGCAGGCGGGGCTAGGCTAGGCGGGGCCGGGCTAGGCTTGGGCTTGGCGAGGCAGTGCCAGGAGCGCACGGCAGCCAGGGATGGGCAAGGCGCACCATGGCGCGGCCGGGCGAGGCGAGGCAAGGCAGGCGGGGCTAGGCGAGGCCCGTCGGGGCCGGGCTAGGCTAGGCGAGGCAGGGCGGGGCCAGGCCAGGCCAGGCCGGGCAAGGCAGGCGGGGCATGGCAACGCAGAGCCAAGCGCGTCGCGGCAAGGCTGTGCTCGGCGCGGCTGGGCAAGGCTCGGCAAGGCAGGCAAGGCTCGGCAGGGCTCGGCGGAGACGGGCGAGGCCAGGACCGGACAGGCACGGCAAGGCAGGCAGGGCGTGGCCGAGATCGGCTTGGCCAGGATTGGCAGGGCGGGGCGAGGCAGGCAGGGCTGGGACGGGCGAGGACAGCATGGCGAGGCAAGGCTTGGCAGGCATGGCAAGGAGCGGACAGGCGGGGCAAGGCTGGGCGAGGCAGGCTCTAGTCTATCGACAAGGACAAAACCGCAGCAATCACCAACGAAAGCATGACGAGCACAGTCACAACATCACCATTCACGCAATCGGCTCCTCGGAGTCGATGTACTGCTGAACCTGCTTGAGCATGTTGTCGGCCGCTCGCCGCAGCTCCACCTCCTTGCGGACGATCGGTCCGTAGTGGTTGCAGAGATTTCTCAACGTCAATCCTGCGCTTTCAACCGCGAACGACGGACAGGTCTTGCACAACTCCTGGAACTCGGCTCCAGCTCCGCTGCCGTAGTTCGCCCAATCCGACGAATCGCAGGCCACGCCATCCTCGAACGCACCGAGGTAGCAGGTCCCTCTGTTGGCGTCGTCCTCGAACTCATTCATCAGATCCGTGAAGTGCGGGTCGCTCGCCGAATGTGCGTTGTACGAGGTCTGGAACAGCCCCGCCTCGGCGGTTTCGGATGAGACGTTCGATGCGCTCGTGTCCCGGCCCTCGCAGTAGCGACCGCTCGATTCCCGCATCCCGTGACCGATCATCAGGGCATAGAGATGCCGCAGCGTGTTCACGCCCGATCGCTCGTTTGACAGGCCGATTTTCTGGAATTCCACCTTGTAGATGTTCAGCGCATCCTTGTCGCTGTCGGTCCGAGCCCGAGCCATCTCGGCGACCGCCGGATGGCCAGCCATCAGCTTGCGGTAGCTCTGCGCGAACGCCACGGCCATCCCTTGCGTGTATCCTCGAGGCGCCTGACCGCGCTCCCGCCATTCATAACGGGCGATCACGCTGTTGTTCGCTATCCGGCAGATTTCCGCCGTCTGCTCCACGCTCAGAGCGGCTGGAGGCGGCACCGGAGGCGGCAACGGTGGCTTGCCCCCGTAGAGCGCCGTCCATGTCTCCTCGCCCACCAGCCCGTCCACCATCAGCCCACGGGTCCGCTGATAGTCCAGCACCGCCACCTCGGTCATGTTGCCGAAATCGCCATCGACAGCACCATCGAATCTCGGCAGCAGCATTTGAAGGTCCATCACATCCCGGCCGCTCGAGCCTTCCCGCAGAACCGGTCGCTGCGAGACCGGCACGTCAGTCGGATCATAGTCATCCGGTCGTTCCGGCTCAGGCGGTATCGGTTCCTCCACCGGCTGACCTCCCAGCGTGCCTGCCAGAGCTCGGCAGATAGCATCGAAATGCTGATGGTAGAGGTCAACGTCGGCGCTTGAGTCAACGAAGCAGGTCTCGACAAGGACCGCCGGTTCCTCCGTGTTGTTCAGGAAGAATAGGTCGGTCCGTTTTTTCGGTCCGCGATTGATGAACTGACCGGCTTGCGCGACAGCCGACGCAACAGTGCGTGCCAGGTCCGCGTCCGTCACGTACAGGCACTCGGTTCCCATTGGGCTCGACGTCGTCACGTTGGCATTGAAGTGAACCGAGACGTCAAGTTCACGAGCCTGCGCATTGTGGAAGGCAACGATCCGGTTCAGGTTCTCGTTCTGCGTCTTCGACACGTCGTCATGGAACGTGACGCAGCTCATGGTGGCCACGTTGTTCAGGTACTCGGCCACTTTCTCGACCACGCGCCGAGCCTCGTCCACCTCATTGAGGCCCCACGGCGCCGGACCGACCGCGCCGCTCACATGCTTGCCGTGACCGCTTGAGATGACGATTCGCATTCAGCTCTCCAGAACCATAGCGAGGCCGACGCCCACGGGTACGGGGTGAGGGTAGGCGCCGGACCTCGCCGCTGCCGGTACGCTGACCGGGGGGGGCTGTACGTTTCCGACAGCGGGCGCATGTCAGCCACCAGCCGAGCCACCCTCCAATGTGACCAACTGCGGCAGGACCAGTCCTAGGTCCAAGTTCATTGGCCAATATGACCAGCGATGCACTTATCCAGCAGGGCATGCATGTCAGCGAATTGCTTGGAACTTCCCCGCTGCCGGTCAATTGAATTGTACAGCACTGCTGCCATTGTCAGCACCTGCAGCATCACAAGCGCCAGCACGATCGGCGACGCCCTCAGCGCCTCGATCATGCTGCCCGCTACCTTGCCCGCTTCCTCGACAGCTCCAGGGTTCATCATCACTCAAGACCCAAAAAGATCAGGCGCTCGGAGTCGGAACCTCCGTGCCAGGCTTCGGTACAAGAATCACCACCCACCCGGTATCAGCCGTCCATATCGCTTTTGCCTCCCAGCCGAGGATCGGCGCCGATGGCGGCTGGTCGGGCGGCGTCGGCAGCGGATGTCCCGCGACCGGTGGATAGCCCGAGCCCGGCGGCAAGCTGATTCCAGGAGGTCCCCAGATCGGGAATGTCGGCACGCCCGGAGGTCCACCTCCCACGGGCGGTTGATCTGGCGGAATGATCGGGCCGCCCCAGATGCCCGGAGGCATTCCAGGCCCAGGCGGGACAAATCCGGGAGGTCCCCAGATCGGATGAATCGGCTGACCGGGAGGTCCACCACCCACAGGCGGTTGTTCGGGTGGAATGATCGGGCCGCCGCCGATGCTCAAGCTCGGGTCCCATGCGTTGCCATAGAAGTAGCACGGCACCGGCGGGTCCATCTTGTTCAGCGGATAGAGAACGCCGACCATCATCACGGGTCTTGCAGCCATCATGTCCTCCTACGAGTGAGATTGCACGTAAGCACACACTGGGCGCTGATCGACAACGCATATGTGACAGTTGTCGTCCTGACTCGGAAGTATCTGGTTCGGCTCGAATGTCAGACGTTCCGGGATGTACTCCCAGCCCGAGCCGTTCTTGATCAGTTGATCACAGGCTACCGGACGGCAGTGCTTGCCTCCGCAGCAGTAGTACGAATACCACTCGTGCGCCAGCACCACCGAGCATGTGAAGATCAGCGCAATTGCCAGAAACGCCATTCCAAGATTCGCCATTACGCCTCGCTTTCCGCCGCTACCGCCATCTGTTCGGCAATCGTAATGTTCTGGTGCAGCGTGTCCAGCGAGGCCCGCAGAAGGGCCGTCTCTCGCTCTGTTCTGTCCATGTGGTTTTTAAGCACCGCAGCGCTCATCTCGTCTATTCCCGGCGCGGCTAGGTCGGTGTCGAAATGCTCCATTGCCTTCTCGTGGCTTGCGATCAGCGCTTCCGTTTCCTCGATGGTCCGCTTGAGCATTTCCACCTCGGCCCGCTTGGACTTTGCCCGAGCTTTGCGCCAGGCGGTCATGTAGGGCTCGATCATCCCCTTGTCCGTGAACGCCGCCGGAGCTCGACCGTCAGTTTCGATCCGCCCTTGCGTGCCGAACCATTTGATCGCCAGCACTCCCGCCGCAGACGCAGGAAACGGTTCCACGCGATAACTTTCGCCGTTGACCTCGACCGTCTGGTCAGCAGGCACGATCAGGGCGGTTCTCACCTCCGTCATGTGCGGCTCCGTTTCAAGCGAATATCTCGTCGGCCCGAGCCTGCGTCAGGATGCCTGCCGTGACGACCGTCGTTTTGAGGTTGAGGTCTACTCGCCCCGCAGCAAGCGCTCGATCCCACTGTTTCACAAAGCCTATATTGCCGTCTGAGATCGCCGTTGCTCTACGCTGCATCAGCAGCGTGTACTCGGCATCGCTCCAGCGCCCGATGAACTCGGCGAACACGATCACCTTCTTGATCGGCAGGTTTTCATATGCCGCCGCCGCCGCACTTGCTGCCTGTTTCTGTTGATCGGTCGCCGATGCGGCGAAATGAATGTCGCCCGTCGAGTCGACACCATCGATCGGGCAGACGGCCGCAATCGCGTCGTGATAAGCGAGAATGTCTAGAATTTCCGTCATCACTATCCTCTCAACTGAACGGTAAAGGCATTGACGTTGGAACCTGCCGGGCTGCCGTCAGTGCCGCCGCGAAATGTTCCCGTTGCGCCAAATGCGGCCTCGAGCGGCTGAATGGTGTGCCATCCAAGCCCAGGGTAGCCGACATAATCACTATGTGCAGGCCCCGTAGTTGATCCGCCAATGTCGCCAGTTGTACCGAGCGGGGTCGTGTTGTCGACGCCAATCGAAACATAAATGTTTGATGTGGTGTTGGCCCCGGCAATTTGGTAAGTGGCTGAAACGGCATCCTCGACCAGGCCGCAAACGAATGAGCACTGGAAGGTCGTATCCGCTCGCGGCTGGCGATAGGTGTTGGTCGAATATGTCCAACTCCCCGTAGAATCTCCGAGCAGCGTTCCAATCGTCACTCTGTTGTACATGTTCCAAACGCCGAACGAGGCGGCGGTCGGCGGCGCACCAATGGCACCAAAAATCCAGTCGATTTGTGACGAGCCATTCGAGCGCACGGTTCCGACATAGGTCCCGCGGTTGGCGTTCGGACCATTGGTGATGTTGTTCGCGTTGGTCCACACACCGTTGATCCGCTGCAGCTCGGTCGTGCCAGCGCCAGCGCCACGCGCTGTATTACTCGACCATGCCGGACCACGTGTTGCACGAATCGTCCCCGTGTCGTTCCACACGAACACGTCATAGTTCGAATTGGTCGTCACAGCCGCTGGCGACTTGGTTGCGTCGGTCGTCGCCTGGCTCAGCTCACCGCCAGTATTGGTCAGCACGAACCTCGTGCCGTCATAGATCGGCACAAACGGATGTTTGTATAGGGTATAGAAGACCGTCGTCACGGCGCTCTGTGTTGTTGTCATCACGGGAGTGCCGGTCTGCAAGGTCACGCGGCCTCCCGGCTCCACCGGCACTTGAACGCCGAGCGTGCCAGACGTCGTGATCGTGCCACCGTACATCGACCCGTCGGTCGCAACGCTGATCACGCTTCCGCCGCCAGTCCCCAGAACGAACCAGACGCGCCACACGCTTGCGCCTTCATAGATCGCAATCAGCGTCGTTCCTGGAACGACGTTGATATTCGTGCTGCCGGGACAGATCAGGTTTGCGCCGTTCGTGATCGTCAGTGTCCCGGTGAAGGTCACAAACTTGACGCATCCCGGTCCAGTCAAATGCGGCAGCGATGGGGAACCGAAGCTTGTGATTCCGGTATTGCCTGTGACAGTAACTTCGGCGCCTCGCACCGAGCTCAGGTCCGTCGTTGCCGCGCTTGCCAGCGTTCCCGTTCCGCCGCCCACGGGCGCGTAGACCTGATGGTTGGTCGCATCCAGCACGGCAAGAGGGCACCATTGTGCCCCGTCCCATTGCTTGAGCACGTCGATCGGTGAGGCCGAAGTATCCAGCCACAGTTGAGCCACGCTCGGGCCAGACGGCGCCGACGTGCCGCTGTACTGGGTCAGCAGCGCCGCAAGCGCGCCGTTGGCGTCGCCCACCAGCGATGCGCCTGAGAGCGGCGGTACTGCGGGTATCTGGTTTGCGCCTTGAGACATCTGCTGGCCTCACAAAACCATGTACCACGTCACCAGTTTGCCTGGCGGCAAGATTCCAACGGCCGAACCGCTGCCTTGGGCGCCCGTCGTCCCGGAGATAGTTACACTGTGAGTATGGTCGTTGCTCGTTCCGCTGGTATTGCTGTTGCCGCTGATCGTGGAAACGCCAACGTTGCCGCCAGCACCGATAGAAGCGCCTGTAATCACGATCGTCTGCCCAGGTACAGGATTGTGCGTGTGATCCGCGCTTTGTCCGCTTGTCGTTCCAGACCCGGAGAACGAGTGCGTGTGAGATGGCAGTTGTGCCGTTGTCAGAGTGGCGCTCTGCGAACCTATAAACCAGCCGAGCGAGTCCGGCTGTGTTACGAAAGTAAAGGTTAGTCGTCCGGCTGCGGCCGAGGAGTTTCCCATTCGATCAACACCCATAGGCGAACGCCCTCTAAGGTCAGGTGTCGAGATCGTCTTGAGAGCAGCCCAGTCCGCCGCCGACGAGTTGCCTCGCCCGGTGCCCGAGATCACAATTTCCTGGTCGACATAAGTCACAGTCTGCGTACCGGATTGGCTGCCAGTGAAGTTGATGTTGTTTGTTCCTGCAAAGGCATGAACCGCCGTATCGGAAACCACGAACGAGTTTGCCCCGAAAGAAGTCGCCGAAACGAAATACAGCGTCCCGGCCGTCAATCCTGTCGGCAAGGCGCCAGTCGTATTGAACACGACAGGATTGCCGATCTGCAGGCCATGCCCCGCCCACGTCACCACGCCAGGGCTTCCCAGCGTCAGGATTGAGGCGCCGGACGTCGACGACAGCGCGCTCGAGGCCCACAGGAAGTTATAGAGGTTCAAGTAAGCGGCTCCCGTCCCTTCTGTCCCGCCCGATCCGGTATTGCCGACGGTGTTGGCATTGCACCGCACGCATCCGGCCAGCGCCCCGGTCCCATAACGCCAGAAGCTCGATCCCGTCGGCAGAGCGAACCCGGCTCCTCCCGCCACCCGCTGGTAGTTCACCACGATCCATTGGTTAGCGCCCTGATAGATCGACCACCATGTATCGCCCGCCGTCGTCTGGATATTTCCGCCGCCCGGCAGCACAAGGTTCGACGAGTTTGTCAGTTGAAACGAGCCGGATGCGTAGCAGAATTTCATCTCGCCAACGGCCGCAGTTGTCCCGAACGAGGTCACCGTGGTTGTGCCGCTGATGATCACCTGCGTCTGAGGCTGCGCGCCCAGGTCGACCGTGGCAGCCGAGGCCGCCGTCACGATTCCGCCGCCGAGCTTCGGCATCACGTTGTGGCCAGCCACGTCGATCGTATAGAGCCGGTTCCAGTTGGTGCCGTCGTACACCCTCCCCACAGGGAACAAGGCGCTGGTCAGGTCCATCCACTGCTGATAGGCCACGGGAGCGGCGCCAGGTCCGTTCGCGGGCGCCGTCGCACCCGAGTGCATCGAGGCAATCGCCGCATATGCCGTGTTGCATTGACCGGCGAACGTGACCGCGCTCTCCGTGCCGCCAGTAGGAACCTGCCAGCTGCCTTGAGACATTTCAGTATCCCTCGGGTCTCACGAATACCGACCGCGCCACTCCGATGCCAGCATTTATGACTTGCACCGTCATCCCGGAGAGTGTCAGCCCAGTGATCACAAAGCGGTCGCCGTTCTGCTCGTTCAGTATGCCGAAACTTACAGACGGCGTGGACGCGCTGTTGTTTGATGTCCCGCCGTTGAAGGCCCTCGGGTCGACTCCAGAGATGTAGTCAGGCTGGAACGTCAATGTCGCTCCTCCAGCGGCAAGCGACAGGTTGTTCAGCGATGTCCGAACTCCGCCAATGATCGCGAACGAATCAACCCGCGTCGGCACGTTCACCGAAAAGATAAAAGACGACAGCACAGCCTCCGTGTTGGGATCGCTCGACTCCACCATCATCCGCGCCTTGAACTTGCGGGCGTTATAGACTCCAGGAACATAGTTCTGCCAAGCAGCCCATGTCACGCCGTCTTGGCTCAGGGCGATTTGTGGACGCGTCCCACCGATGAATCGATTGCCTGACGACGCAAAGAAGTCGGCCACATCAAACAACGGATTGTAGGCGAAGAAGTTGTTCAGGCTTGCCACGCCCTCAGCAGTAAATGTGATCGCGACCAAGCATGGCGCAACGTATCCGACATCGATCTGATGGCCGGTCGGAATTTCGTAATTGCCGTTGCTCTGTGCCGTTGCCCCACCGCTGTAAACATCACCGCCAGCATAGGCGTGATGCGTCCCGCTTTGCGAACCGCTCGTATTGATCGCAAGGCCGCCGGGCGTCGTCGCTAGCTGGAAGGTGTTTGTCGTGGTGTTCACAAGGTAGTAGGTCACTAGTGGCGTCAGCCCGGTCGGCAGGGCTCCGGTCGTCGCAAGCGCTATGTTCTGCCCATCTCCCAGCCCATGGTTTGCCCAAGTCACCACGCCAGGGCTTGCGATCGAGATCGTCACGGTGCTGTCGGCGACGGTGCCAATCGCGAAAACATCCGAGAAAGACAGAATGTCGTTCAGGCCGAACGTGGTGATGTTCACGCCGTCATAGATCAGGTTGGTCAGAGTGCCGGTCACCCCGGTCGCGAACTCGTCCCAAGTCGCCTTGACGTTCAGCGGAATCACCGCGCCGACCACCGTCAGGCTTGCCGGGTTCGCGCTGTAAACAACAAGCCCCGACACCGGCTGGGTATAAGCAGCAATCCAATATGTGTCGTCGCCCAGGCACACGACGCCAGGATGAGCGAACAGGCCCAATGTCGGCGCGCTCTGCCAGGTCGTTCCTTTCCTGATCTCGTAGAGCACCGGCCTAAAATCTGTCACCTCGGTCCACGAAAAGGTCGTCACTCCGCTCTGGAACACCGTCGTGAAACCAGTCACGTCAGGCAATGGGGATGACAGTGCAGCGCCCGTGAAGATGTATGTGTAGGGCGTCGCTGAGGCCAAGCTCTGCTGGCCGTTGCCACCGTATTTGTTGAAGCCGACGAACTTGATGTAAAGCGTCTGGCCGATCCGATCCTGCGTGTACGGAATTTTCACCACGCCCTCGTCAAGCCTGATGAAGTTTGCCCCGTTGGCAGCTCCGGATGGGCTCGTTCCGTACAGGCCCCGGCTCAACGTCGTCAGGTTATAGGCATGCGATGCGGTCAGCGCTGCATTCTGGTAGGCAAGAAGCTCCTGCGACCCAACCAGACACAATGTATTCCCCGATAGAAGGTCAGTGTGACTCCCCGACAAAAGATCGCTCGCGCTCTTGGTCAGGTCCACCGAAAGCGTGTTTGCCAGGTCCTGCGTCGGCGGGATCGAGGATGGCGTCACCGACGCCAACGGCGCGGTCAGCACGCCCATGCGCGTCGGCCCGTACTTGCGTTCCAGCCGAACGTAGTTCACGCCGTCGCTGGAGGTGTAGATATCCGCACCTCCCCACGTGTTCGTGTTCACCGGAGCGACCGAGCCCCACACCGCCAGCCCTCCCGCCAGCGCATCGGGCGGCTCATAGAAGACCGGCGCAAGGATGTTGCCTGGATCGGCGTTGTAGTTCGGCAGCGCCCCGTTCTGCGGCTGGGTTCCATAGATCGGGCTCGAGCCAGAACCGAACGGATATTCCTCGGCCAGGATCGTCAACGTCGCGTCTTGGTTCTCCGTGATCTCCTTGATCCGCACCCATTCGCCATTCAAGCCCAGCGCCGTGTCCGTGATCGCCACGATGTCCATCGGGTCAAGCACAATGAACTCTGGGCCAAGCACGAACGAGAACGTGTTCGATATTTTTTCACGTCCCAGCATCAGCGATGCGGCGGCGCTCGCGAAGCCCGAGTAGCAGAACATGTGCAGCGTTTTCAGGTCTTTCTTTTTCAACCCGAACAACTGGATCGCCGCGTCGTCCTTCACCTCCACGATGGACGGATTGTAGTCGTTGCCACGGTCCAGAAACTCTATTGAGACATGGTTGCTCTGATCGGCGATCCGCTTGCGGGTCACAATGACCGGAGCGTCGTGGCTGGTCGTTCCAGAGCGCTTGAAGTCATCATCGCCAAGCGAATACAACGGCGCCGCCGTGGCTGTGTATGAATAGCCGGTCGACGGATCGCTGATGTCGGTGTCGCCATATGGAACAACCTTCAACGTTCCTTGACTCCATACGAACTCTGAGTTGGTCGCCGTCATCAGGTCGCCCAGGAACGACCGCGCCGCCATCTGCGTGTCCAGCACTGGCGAGACGAGCTGGCGCGTCACCACGCAGTACGCGTAGTAGACATTCATCGGGTCCAGCAACGATGCGGCAAATCCCAGGCCGTAGAACGGGTTTGTCAGAAAGTCCGTCACGACGTCCCGCGGATTCGCATCACCCGCGGCCGCAGGGAAGGCAACCGGGTCAGACGTTCCTGGCGAGCTGTTGATCGCGAACACCACCTCGAAGGTCATGTTCGGAAGCTCGGGATTGTTTCCGAGCTGCATCGGCCCCGCCGCCTCATAGGCCAGGCCGCGATAGTTGTAGGCGTCGCCAGGATGCAACGATGCCAAGTATCCCCATGATGTTTGTGAATAGCCGCCGTTGAACTGGACGAGGTTGAGGTCGCTCGACGGGTTGAACGAGTGGGACTTGTTGTACCACATACTCGTCACGTTGCTGATCGGTCCCTCGCACAATCCGATCGCCACCGCCGCGCTGTAGGTGTAGCTCGTCACCTGCGCGCCGCCGGTTCCCTTCCCGCCGCCGCCGCTAGGCCCCTTGCCTCCTCCTCCTGTCTGCTGCTGCTGCCAGACCGGCGTCGCCGTGAAATCCCAGTAGCCGATCAGGTTGCCGACCACCCGCTGCTTGCCCCACCCGATCGCCACCGCACGCCCCAGCACGCTCGTCTGCAGGCGAAGCGTCGTTGCCGCTTGTGGCGGCTGAGTCGTCGCTCGAGGCGGCGTTTTGAAAAAGGAGGTCATTGCCGCGGCCACAAGGTGAAAAACATTCGCGGCGTCCCATGCAGGCGTCCGCCTTCACCATGCCCGATCAGAATATGCCTCGCCTCCAGGTCTCCGTGCACGATTCGCACCAGCGGCGACCATGGCTCCTCGATCAGCACCGCACCATGACTGAATGCATAGCCGAATTTGTAGAGCACGATGTCACCTCGACGCGCCTGCGCCTCCTCGATCCGCCGTGCGTACTTGCCAACAAGGTCCTCGTAGATCGCCGCCGCACGGTGCAGATGAGCCTGCGGGCTGTAGCCGGGGATCGGCACCTCGGGAACGAAGCCAAGCTTTTCGTATACCTTGGCGAAGAATGTGCAGTCGCCTCCGATCAGCTTTAGCCGTGATTGATGCACGTACCGCGTCCCCACCCAAGACAGCGCCTCGGCCACCACCGCGTCCCGCTCCTCCTCCTCGGTCACACCGCCACCTCGGGCGCGGGTACCGTCATTCCGGTCCCGCCGTAATTGACCTGATTGCCAAATGCGCCGCATGTCGTGAATTGCTTGTCGCAGCCGGGATAGAGCGTCAGCGTGTCTCCGATCGTGATCGGAAAGGCTGTCGGCTGCTTCGGATAGATGCGTGCTTGACCTCCTCCGAGCGAACTGTAGTTGACCAGCCCCATACGCAGCCCAGCATTGGCGCCCGTGTTCCACAGCAGCGCACCCAACTGTGCCGTCCCGCTTCCGGGGATCGCTCCGCCCAGCGTCACATTGAACCATGCTGGCGTGACCTGGATCACCGTGTTTCCAGGTCGCGCAAACGCCGCTTGGCTCAGCGTGCAACCCGAATCAAACAAGGTATGACGGCACGAGGCCTGATAGACGTTCTGCGGCATCAACCGGTCGAGCTTCTGCATGTGGGTGTTGATCGTGATCTGCGCCTGCCTGCGCATCACGTCGATCGAGGCCACCTCGCCCACGAACACCCGGTCGCCAACGAAGGTCGGCGTCCATGTCGGCGCTGGCGCTGGCCAGCTCGCCCAATAGGCCCGGTCCACTTGCACCTGAGCCCCGTCCAGAGCTCCGGACTGCACCGCCGCCAGCCACGGCTGGCCATAGATCGTTGCCGGATAGGCCGCGCCCGTCACCGGGTCCACCGGATCGGGCATCATGTAGACCACCCACGTGTCGGTATCGAGCCCGATTTTCCAATGCGCCAGGGCCTTCGCTCCCGGCTGGTCGATGTTCACCCACCGCGCCGAGTAGGTGTTCCCAGCGTAGAGAATGTCCAGTTGCGCCGTCGTGTAGCGCAGCACCGTCCCGTCCTGCAGCGTGAAGGTGTACAAGTCGCAGAACACGAACGACCTCGTTCCGAGCAGCGTGATCAATCCTGCGGCCCAGGCCTTCATGCGAACGTCACCGGCACGGTCGTGAAGACAAATTTCTTCGCCTCCCACAGCGGCAGGCCGCCGACGCCCCACGGCTGCTGATCGAAGTCGACCTGATCGTCGTCGAAGCGAACGATCCAGTTGAAGTTGCCCGTCCAGGTCAGCGCATGACCGATCAACGGCGCAACGGTGAACGTCACCAGTCCGGATGTTCCCAGCGTGAAGTTGCCAGCCTGATCAACTCCATTGTCGAAGATGTGCACCGTCGCAGTCACGGGCGCGAATACCGGCTCGACGAATCCGCCTCGCGCCCTCACCAGACCGAACTTCGTCGTCGATCCGTCGCCTGTTCCGAAGGTCTGGTTCGTCACTCCGTTGCCCGTCGCGGGCGCACCGTCAACCGGATCGGCATAGAGCCACGTCTGCGCCGCACCACCCACCGAGTTGTAGAACCCCATCATGTACTGAAGCTCCGCGTTCACCACGTCGGCCCGCAGGAACGAGAACGGAAGCTCGTAATGATATCGCGGATAGGCCCATAGCTGGATCGGGTTGTCCTTCCCGCTGATCGATGGCTGCTTCAGCGTCGAGAACATCGGGCGTCGCTTGATCGGATAGGTGATGCCTATCGGCGGGGCAAACGTCAGCATTCAGTACCTCAACTGTGCGCTCGGGTTCAAATTCATGTGGTCGGAGATCACCTTGGTCAGCACGCCAGCCTGGTTGCGGAAGAATGCCGCCACCGACGGCCCGTCGATCGCGTTCACTTGGAAGGTGATGTTCGTCTGACCGCCTCCCGGAGCCCGTCCTTCGGCCATCGCCCGGAACGCCGCCGCCGCATCAGACGGCAGCACCATCTCGCCAGGATGAAGGATCGCCGCGCCCGTCTCCGGTATTCGCCAGGCACCCACATCCAGCGCCGCCATTCCGAGCGCAGCCGTCTCGGTTGCGGCTGCAATGGCAGCACCAGCCGCTGGCGCAGCCGGTCCCAATGTCGGAGCCAGCGCCGCCGTCTCGCCAGCGAACACTTGCCCAGTCGATGCCGTGATCATGTTCTTTAGAGCATCGAACACCGCTGTCGGTGGCGGGATCACCGCGGTCAGCCATTGCTTGATCGGGTTCAAGATCACTAGCGTCATGGAAATCTCGATCATCTTGATGACCATGTCGGTGATGATGGCTTTCATCGCCTGCGCCCACGTCGTGGTGCCACCCAGCAGTCCGCGAAGCTGCGAATTGAACGAGCTTGAGAACGTCCCGACGATGTCGCTCCATTCCTTCGCAGAATGCTTCAGATATTCGGCGTTAAGCTGTAGCATCTCCTTGTTGATCTCGTTGACCGCCGCCGCTTTCTTTTTCTCAACCTCCGCGTACTTAGCCGCCTGACCCTTCACCTCCTCCAGTTCGATATC